AGAAATTGCCGATATACAATATCTACAGAAAAAATTATTTACCGCATTGAGGGTACCTAAACCGTTTTTAGGTTTTGAGGAGTCGACTGGTGAAGGAAAGAACTTAGCATTGCAAGATATTAGATTCGCAAGAACAATTAATAGAATACAACAATCAATGTTGCAAGAATTAAATAAGGTTGCAATTATACATTTATATATTTTAGGTTTAGAAGATGAGTTAGATAATTTCACTTTATCACTTAACAACCCATCGACACAAGCTGAAATGTTAAAAATAGAACAAACTCAGTTAAAGGTTACTTTATATAAAGATGCGGTGGCAGATGCTGGTAATGGATTTGGTGCAATGTCTATGACTAGAGGTAAGAAAGAAATATTAGGTATGTCAGATGAAGATATTAGAACTGATTTAGAGCAACAAAGATTAGAAAAAGCTGCTTCTGCAGAAATGGAACAAACTGCTAACATTATTAAGAAAACAGGGTTGTTTGATAGAGTCGATAAATTATATGGTGATTTTGATACTTTAGTTTCTGGTGGTGATGTTGGTGGAGAAGAAGGTGCAGAGATGGGTGGTGGTGATGATGGAGGTGGATTCGGTGGAGATGCTGGAGGTGGATTTGGGGCTGACTTAGAAAGTGCTGCATCCACAGAAGCTGGTGGTGAAGCAGCTGCAGCTGAAACAGCAACTGCGGTAGAGTCTGCCAATAAAAAAGAGAACCTATTAATGGAAGAGGATAGAAGAAAATATGTAGAAAAAACTAAAAAATATCAAGGTATGTTTATGAAAAGACTTACAGAAAGTTTAGAAAAAAAGGGACGTAACTACAATTTAGATTCAGTAGAAAAAGGTACCAATAAGGTAAATAAGAATATCGAAGATATGACAAAAGAAATAGATAAAATTATTAAAGAGTAATTTTTTAAAAAATTTAGATATTTATAAATAAAAAGCATGGAAAATTTCGGAAATATAAAAGATACATTTAAAGATATTGTAATAGAGTCTGTATTAAAAAAAGAAAAAGGTGGTAAAAAACTATTTTCTAAATTTATTAAATTAATTAAAGAAAATAATACTTTATCTGATCAATACCTAATATATAAAAATTTACAAACTAAGAAGTTCGATGACACTTCGGAAGCTAAAGACTATATTAAAGAAAACATTTCATTATTAAAATCATTAGATAAGAAGAAATTGGAGAAGGGTAATGAAAAACTATTTAAACTTTTAAATGGTAAGAACATTGTTAAAGAAAATAATGAATTTTATTCTCATATTAAATTTTTAGTAGAGACAACAAAAACCGCTACAACTATAGATAAAATTAATGAATCTATAAACCACATTAAAGGATTAATGTTAGAAAAAGAGGTAGAAGTTACAAATGAGAGAATAGATTCTGAATTACCACCAAGTGTTTTAACTAAGATATCTGTTAACAAATTTAATGATAAATACTCTAACATTAGTGAATCTGAAAAGGGAATCATTAAAACCATATTAAATGGTAATGATGAAGATAAGGAAGAAACCTATAACACTTTAAAAAGAGAGTGTATCGATATTATTGATAACAGGGTAACCGAGTCTACTGATGTCACCCTAAAAGATCAATTACTTAGGGTTAAAGACAAATTATTAAATATGAACTTCGACAACGAAAACTTTATTAACGATATAAATAAAGTTTATGACCTTAAAGAATCTGTATCTTTAAGTGTTGAGTAGGAATATATGTTACCACTTTTATTAAATTGACTTTGTTATATATTATCACTATATTTACCATATATTAATAATAAAAAAATAAAAACATATGGATGAAACTTGGAAAGGAAGTAAAGTTAAATTTATTACCAAACTACAAAACTAAGGTTGGTACAGTTAACAATAAAGAATCAAAAAGTATATACATAAATCTCAGCGCTTGGGGTGAGATAAATGATATAAACCAAAACACTAATTACGATTCTGTAGTAAGTGGTATAAGAAAAAAAATAAAACAAAATATAAATAGTAACGTAGATAAGGAATTATTTCACAACGATAAATATATTGTGGATTTAGATATGAGAACCTCTGGATTTGTAAACACAAAAAGAAGTTTTATGTCTTGTGAAATAACGTTATATCAGAAAAAGGGGTTACCTATCAACCAACCCAACTTGTTAGAATCTTCAAAGAGTATAATTCATGACATAGTAAATAGTTGTTTAGATAATAATAGTTATTTTACTTTTTATAAAACTAAAAAATAGAGTTTTTATAGTAATGGTATATTTATAATTAAATGGTATCACTATTATGGAAATAATTAAGAAAAACGAAATCAATAAAAAAGGTATCCTAATCGAATATGATGCAGGATACATTTCTCCTAAAGACAATAAAAACTTTGTTAATGAAGCTAGTGAGTTAACACCAGGACGACAAGTTATTGAAGATCCCTTAATAGTGTACGCTGTAATGCAGAAATATGGGACAGAGAATAAAAACGAAAGAATATATCCTGAAGCTCTCTTAAGAAGGGAAGCTGAAAATTACCTTAAACTTATTAAAGAAAAACGCGCAATGGGTGAAGCTGATCACCCAGAGAGTTCAATTGTTGCTGTAAGTAGAATAGCTCATAATGTTGTAGACTTATGGTGGGAAGGTAATGTGTTAATGGGTAAACTTGAAATTATTATGTCACCGGGGTTTGTTAACCTAGGAATTATTTCCTGTGAAGGTGATAGAGTTGCTAATTATATTAGAAAAGGATTAAAAATAGGTGTTTCATCAAGAGGTGTCGGATCATTAGAAAAAGAAAATGGTAAGAACATTGTACAAGATGATTATGAATTAATATGTTGGGACATTGTAACGTCACCATCCACTCCAGGTTCTTGGATTTATAATGAAGAACCATCTCAAGAACAACAAATGTCAGAGTCTAATAAGAAAAATGAAGATATTATCTTAACAAATTCATTAAATAACTTCTTACTAGATTAAAAAAAAACAACTTTAAATAAGTTTTTTATCTTTTACTGCATATTTATTAAAAAATGCACTATGGTGTATTTAAATAATAAAATAAATTTTTAAAAAAAATTAAAATGGCTGTAAAAAGAAAATCAATCATCGAAGAGGCTTTGTTAGACGCTAAGTCTTTAGAGGATGCCTTAAAAGCCAACACGAAAGAAATGCTTTCGGCGCATATGTCGAAGGAAATTGAGAGTATCGTAGAGTCGTCTTTGAGAGAACAAGATGAAGAAACTATTGAATTAGACGATATTGAATTAGGAGGATCCGCAGATGATGAGGAAGATGTTGAGTTAAATCTTGACGATGAATTAACAGATGATTCTGAAGAAGAAGAATCTGAAGAGTTAGAAATGGACGTTATGGATTTCCCAGATGATGGTGAAGAAATGGCTGACGTAGAATTAGACCTTGATACTGATCTAGATTTAGACGGTGGTGAAGGTGAAGAACTAGAATTAGATCTTGAACCTATGGGAATGGAATTAGGTATGGGTGACGATGTATTAGATATGACAATGGCTTCAGATGATGAAGTTGTTACAGTATTTAAGAAATTGGGTCCAGACGATGAAGTTGAAGTGGTTAAAGATGCTGATGGAATTCATTTGACAGATAATGAAACTGGTGCAGAATATTACATTAAGGAATCTTTGGACGAAATGATGGACGAAGATGATGGAGTGTGTGAAGGTTGCGGAATGGACGAAGACGAAGATGAAATTGTTTACGAAATCGAAATGAATGATGATGAATCGGTAATAACTGATGAAGATGATTCTATGGAAGAAGAAGAACCAATGGAAGAAGATCATACATTGGCTAGAACTAAAGGTCGTCAAAGAAAAGGTGGACATAGAAATAGACAAACTTCTGAATCTAGAATAACTCGTAAACCAGTTGTTCGTAGAAAACCAAAAACTGATACAGTTTCTGAAACAAAAATAATGAAAGAATACAAAGAGTTGAAAAGTAAAAATAATGAATACAAAAAAGCTCTTAATGTATTTAAAGACAAACTCAATGAAGTAGCGTTATTTAATACTAACTTAGCTTACGTAAATAGATTGTTTACTGAACATTCGACAACTAAAAAAGAAAAAATGGAAATTCTTAAAAGGTTTGACAATACTGATTCAGTAAAAGAGTCTAAATCTATTTATAAGGTTATTAAGTCTGAATTAGATAGAAAAGCTCCAATTAGCGAGTCTGTTGTAAATAAAGTTAATAAAACTGTTAAATCTTCGAAGTCTGATTTAAATGAATCTACAGCTTATGTAGATCCTCAAATTGTGGCAATAAAAGATTTAATGAAAAGAATATCATAATAATAATATAAATTAAAACTCAAAAAAAAATGGGACATTTATTAAACTCAGGTGAAGTCGGAAATATAGGACTTGAACACTTGAAACAAATAAGATCTAAAACTATTTCGAAGTGGAACAAAATTGGTTTCCTAGAAGGTTTAAAAGGTCACGTAAAAGAGAACATTGCTCAGTTATATGAAAACCAAGCATCTTCTCTATTAAACGAATCTACGAGTTCAAACTCATCAGGTTCATTTGAGACTGTAGTCTTTCCAATCGTAAGACGTGTATTCTCAAAATTATTGGCAAATGATATCGTATCGGTACAAGCGATGAACATGCCAATTGGAAAATTATTCTTCTTTGTACCAAAAACATCAGGTAGAGATCATTTTGGTTTAAACGGAACGGACAATAGTGTAAACGGTTCATTACCAGAATGTGTTATATCAGCTTGTGGTGACACAACACTTACTACATTTCAAGAAAAGAATCTTTACGATATCTTTTATAATGATGGATTATTTGATGCGTCTAAAGGACAAGCTACGTTAAATGCAACTGCTGGTATTAACCCAGTAATTTTAAACGCTAGTGGTATGACTGTTGATACGTCATTTGCTTCTCAACCAGTTGCGGCTGATGGGTCAGTAAGGAGTCTTACAATGTGTCTTACAGGATTTACTAACGCAGGTGCTGGTAGATTAACTGGACCTGATGGTAATGAAATGGATACTGAGACTTTCTTAGCATCGTTAACACTTACAAATGGTGGAACTGCTATTGCAGATTCTAATAGTGATACAATTATTGCGGCTGGTGGTTCAATACCTTTTAGATTAGTAGCTCAAAAATACGGACGAGGTATTGTTGATTATGCTGGTGATATTTGTGACCCTAGTGGTTGTCTATTAGTAGAGGCTGATCTTACACACCCAGCGTGTGTTAGTTGTAGTGCTAGTACTTTTGATGGTTACATCGGAGCAGCTAGTGGAGCAATTACTGGAATGACTGCAGCTTGGATGACATATGCATCTTTAGAATACGCAACTGAAATGGGAGAAGTATCTTTCGAACTTGATGAGGTTGTTGTT